TTCATTGCGTGAAATACCCGCGTAAAAAAAGGACTCATGCCTGTGAGCTTCAAAAGAGTCATCCTGAAGACTTAGCAAGGCTCGCCCCGCATCCACTCCACGTCCATCATCCCAGCCACGAATAAATTCACCGCGTAAATCAGGCAATTTATTGGTCGGGTAAGCCTTTGCCAGTTCCGGGTATTCTTCAGCAGAAAAAGCCGCACCATTGCATTTCAGCCAGCCTGTTGGCGGAGTGGCTGAAGGCCACGGAACAGGCACCCCAACCGGTAATGCAGAGCCTTCTCCCAAACCAAGGTATGCGAGAAGACCAGCTACATCCTTTCCACTCAAATTGGTAAGCGTATTGTCCAGCGGTTGTTTACCTGCCAGCGCATTAAGCATTGTCGTGGCAAAGTTCGGGTCATTCCCCAGCGCCGCAGCCAGTTCATTCAGTGTATCCAGTGCCGCAGGTGCAGAACCCACCATTGCCGCAATCGCCGATTTCACAAATGCCGTGGTGGCAATCTGTGTATTGTTAACCGACTGTGCCGCAGTGGGGGCTGTTGGCGTTCCGGTAAGTGCCGGACTCGACAGCGGCGCTTTCAGTGCCAGCGCATTGTTAATGGTGGTACTGAATTTCGGGTCATTGTTTATGGCTGCGGCAATTTCTTTCAGCGTGTCCAGCGTGGCTGGCGCACCATTAATCAGGGTCGTCAGTGCCGCCTGAACAAACGCGGTGGTCGCAAGTTGCGTGGTATTATTCCCCGCCGCTGGCGTTGGAGCTTTGGGTGTCCCGGTAAACGTAGGACTTTCTTTCTGAGCATACTGTGAATGCGGGTCCGGCGCGGCAAGATGTTTTGCCATCTGATCATCCGCGTACACCTTCAGCTCCAGTACCTTATCATCCACATACTTGCGGGTTGCCAGCACTACGGCAGGGTCGATTTTCAGGGTGATATTGTCCGTGCTGCTGGTAATCAACACCATACGCACGGTCTGGGTACGCCCGCTGCCTTCAGCCAGTTGCGGCTTATAGCTTTCCGGGCAGTTGCCCACGGCAATCAATGCCCCGGACTCATCAAACAGGCCCACTTCACGTATCCACCAACCGCCCTCGTTTTCAGGGATCACCTGTTCAGCAATAATCTGGCTGCTGTTCTGCGGGTCGATATAGAGCATATTCAGCGCAGCCCGGCGTTTCTCATTTACTAATGCTGTCTGCTTTGCGTCCGGCGTTGGCAATGTTCCGCCGCCATCGCCTACCGCCATATGGGTAATTTTTAACGGCACACCGAGCGCGGCGGCGCTGGCAAGTTTCGCCGCGCCAATATCCGTCAGCAGGGTATAAAATTTTGTGCTCATGGATTCACTCTCATTGTGTCAATAACATGGACCGCCCCGCCTTCATGCGCGGTGCCACCGGAAATAATCGTTTCGTTGATATACGGATAGATCGTGATTTCTTCACCAAGATAGCTGGCGACTCCCACCCAATGCGGGCCGCTGGTCTGCAGGTTGATGGACATGCCGATCATGTGACGGCTACATGGTTTGGCATCGCTTATCAGTCGCTCAAGTTCCAGATAGGTATCTTCAGTGATACCCTGGTCCTGCACGCCGATATCCAGGCGAAACGTGCCCGGTGTTTCTCCGGTCTGCCACCACTCAATAATGCGGATCAGAAAGCCGAACGGCTCCACCACCCGCCGCACGGCACTGGTGGTCCCTTTATGCTGATGAATATAAAAAGCATCCTTCACCACCTGGCGCTTGACGCTTTCTGTCCAGCCCTCGTCCCAGCGATCCACAGAGAACGCCCAGGCGAGATAAGGCAGGAAACTGACCGGACAGGTTGCCGGATTCCACAAGTCACGCAGCGGCACTTGCAGATCAGAAATCCCGCTGCAGGTTTGCGCCAGTCGTCGCTCCAGTGAAGTTGAACCCGGTGGCAGCAGACTATTCATCCGTTCCTCCGTTGGTCACGCTCCACTGCGTACATGATGCCGCCTGCGTTTTGTTCAGAACCACATCCGCCAGCGGAGAAGCCAGTTCCACACGTTGAACACCCTCAACATGCAGCGCGGCAAAAATAGCACTACGGCGAATATCCCGACCGAGCCGCGTCTGACTGGCGATGTACCTCTGCAGACTGACTTTTGCCGCTGCCATTACCGGCTCTGCTTCCGGTCCCGGATAAAGAAAAATGGTGGCTTCCACACGGTACGGGATGATTTCTGCGCTGCGAACCGTAAGACGGTCAGCCACCGGGCGGACGTTCTCACTGTTCAGAGCTTTTTCCACCACGTCCAGCAGGTCTTTTTCTGCAGTTCCATCACCTTCGCGGCTAAGGACAGTCAGCACCACCTCTGCAGGTGCCGGACTGGTTGCACTAGCATCCGCCACCCGACCGTCGGCGCTTCGGGCATGAAATTCATAAGCGGCAGTTGGCCCCGCAACAGAAAGCCCTTCAAAGGCTGCGGGCACACGCAGGCGTAACGCTTCATCGCTTTCCATCACAGCCGCAACGGGTGGCACAGCGTCATTATCAGCAGGCGTCACCGTCAGGCGTTTCACGTTGTAGTTGGCAGCGAGCTGGTCAAGATCGCCGCCCATCGCGTAAGCCACCATCACCGCCTGCGCGGCTTCGTTAATGCGCTGGCGCAGAAGCAACTCACGGTAAGCGTTCTCCTGCAGCAATTTGGTGACGGGTTCAGATTCCAGTTCCAGCGTGCGGATCACAGCCTCCTGCTCATCTTTCGGATGAAGCGCCACAAATTCTGCCTTGCGTTCGGCAAGCAGCGTCTCAAAGTCCGGCACATCCACAATCTGCGGCGCAGGCAACTGCGAAAGGTCAATCACTGCCATTCTCTGCTCCTGTTGATACGGAAAGGGAAACAGGCACACCGTTATTACGCCGCCCGGTCAGCCCCACCACCATTGAACCGTCAAAATTGCTGTTAATGGTGATGGAATCCAGCGTCAGCCGTGGCTCCCAGCGACTCAGCGCCACATACACTGCCGACATGACCTGCAGGCGTAATGCCGGATTTTGTGGCTGGTCTATCAGTGCCGACAGCAGGGAACCATATTCCCGACGGGCAATGCGGCTACCCTGCGGCGTCAGCAAAATGTCCCGCACCGACTGGCGCAGATGGTCAATATCAGTAATGGCTTTACCGCTGGTATTGTTCATCCCGCTATAAAGCGTCATACCGGGCCTCCGGTTGTGTCGCCGCCTTTCAGGACGCCAGTATGCTGATGCGCATCAACCACGATCCCGTTAGAACTCATTGCACCGCCGCCCTGGGTAACGCCACCATTGATCACCACTTCGCTGTTAATACGCGTGCGGTCAGCCTGCAGCACAAACTCACTGGTTTTCAGGGTGATGTTGTCGGCAGCCTCAATGACCATGGATTTGATGCCCCTGACATACCAGCGCCCGGTGGCGGGTTCGTATTCAAACCAGCCACCATCAGGATGTTCTGTCACGCAGGCTTCCGCCGACGTTGACGGCGGTGCGAACTGATTCGAATAGATGGCGGGCAACGCAAAGGCGGTTTCCAGATTGCCACCCAGGCTGAACAGCACAACCTGCTCGCCCACAGACGGTTTCCACCAGGTGCGCGATTTGCCCGCGCGCAGTGTCAGCCAGTTAATCCAGTTGGTTTCAAGGTCGCCCGTTTTCACCCGGCAAAGCCAGTTCTCCCGGTCCACCTCGGTGACTACACCAGTGCGGATCAGGTTGGTGATAAGGCGCATGATTTCAGTCAGTTGTGCATTCATGAGAGCGATCCTTGCACAACCGGGTAGAGTGATGTAATACAGAGCGTATGTATGGAGAACCACACAAAAGAGAAACAATTTCTAAGGTATTTAAGATGACACAAATCGCAATTTATGGATTTAATTTCACTAAAAAAATCACATTTGACGGTGGTGAGTTAACTCCTATTTTCAGTTCATGGAGTGAATTAAAAAAAAATGGCTGGGCTAATGATAGGTACATCCTCACTGGTTTTTTCAAACCAAACTCGAATAACTACGCCACTCAACAGCAGCTTATTTTTGATTTACAAGCAGTTCTTAGTTTTATTGAACAAAAAAATGTAATCATTTCAGGAGAACTTGAAAATGATGAAACCCCTTTCAATTTCAAACCATCTCTACCCAAAAAGCTTGACAAAAAAAGAGATAAGGGTGCGGGCATTATCATCATGGAAGATTATTTTGCACCAAACAGCCGAGAAAATTTTATTTGCTTAGCCATGGAAAAACTAAATAGTAAAGCCATGCTAAAACAAGATGCCTTTAGAACATCATTTTTTAAATCAATGCTAGCTTTCCGCGACTCAATAAATTATATCGACGTCAGATATTATTTATTATTTTCGGCACTAGAAGCACTTTGCAGATTTATTAAAAATGACTATTCCCCTGCCAAAACACCACAAATAATCACTCAGGTTTTAAAAGAATATGGTTTTAATGTCGAAAAAACAGGACATACATTAGCTCAAAGAAACATTATGCATTACTGCAAACTCCGTCACTCGCTGTTCCACAATGGTAAATACATTGCCTATCTTGATGAAAAAAACTCAGATGGCAAAATTGAAATTCAAGATTACTCATCAAATTTGAATTTACTGGTGCCACTTGTACTAATGAAATTCATAGGATTTGATGACAATTATATAAACTGGGACTCATGGATTGATAGGAATCCATTTATCAGTAAAAAGTAAACTAAATTTTATAAATGTGGTTTTATTTATCTCTGTAACCAATTTAGCAAAGCATCCTGAATGACAGTTTCCACATCATCATTTACGCCTAGGAGACGACGCTCTGCGTAACGGACCTCCGGTCCTCTTCGACTGATGCGATCACGCAGGCCGTAGTGATGAACGCGGGCAATGCGCTGCACCTTACCTTCAAACTGCACGCTGGCAGAATCGGCGCTGGCGGCAGTTTTCAGGTATTTTGTGGTGCGCAGCTTTGTAAACATCTGACGTTTGATGCGCCCCTTTTTGCTGCGTGCTGTTACCCTGCGCGGTTCATAACTGCTGCCATCTGGATTGCGCTGCATCCTGATATTCTGCTGCTGTGTCCGGCGCAGTTCCTGCGCCAGCTGGCGCATCATGTGGCTTCTCGTGGCTGGTTCCAGATTCGCCAGCAAGGCACTCAGCCAGTCGTCCACCTTCTGCAGTTCAGCCACGTTTCACCGTCCACATTTCTTCAGGCTCATCGGGTTCTGCTACAGCTTCAACGCTCGACACACTGCCGTCAGTGCTGACCAGCACACGTTCCGTCAGTTGCAGATTAAGGCTGATATCACAGACATCGTTGCGCAAAATATCCACATCAAAGGTGAATAGCTTTTCCCGTAACGCCGGGTTATTGATGGCATCGGGCTGGTTATCCCGAAGCCACAGTAAAACCGGGGCCATCAGCAGATTCTGGTCGCCGCTGAAATCCTCTATCACCACGTTCAGTGTATAGCGGTACTCCCATGACATGGAGCTGGCCCCCGTGGCAACCAGCGAACCGTTATCCACAAACAGATGCAGTTTGTCCGGGTTATTGCGGACATAAGGCACCGCTTTATTGAGGGCGTAGCGCAGGGATTGTGGTTTGTTCACTGTTTCGCTCCTGACACGCAATAATCATGTCCACTTTGTCTGCACAGACCGCCCAGGCGGCCTCCGTTTCATCCAGCAACGCATTCAGATCACCGTTAGTGCGCGGTGCTGCCTGCTCCAGCCGACACGGCGTCACTCGCGGACAACCACTGACGGTAAGCTGCACCTCCGGTGAGTGCCGGACGTTCCCGCAGCCGGATAATGTCAGCAGGCAAAGGAGTATCAGCCCAGTGGCGTAAATCCTCGTTCTCACGTTTCAGTTCCTCGATCCGGCGTTGTCGTTGTCTCAGCTGTGCGCTGGTCTGTTCTGCTTCGGCATAGAGCCGCGCCTGCTCCCGGTTATTGGTTTCAGTCAGAATGGACAGGCTGATAAGCTGGCTGTTGCTCTTTGCCAGTGCCTGGCTTTTGCTCTGCAGCTCGTTTGCCTGCGTGCTGATGGTCTGGCTGGCATCAGCCAGCCGCCACGTCTGCCAGCCCAGCGCCGCCAGTAATAACGCCAGCACAACCAGCAGCAACCGGTTCATGCGGCTACCTGTTGCGCCATCTGATTACGGGTGATCCAGAAGGCAATAACGGTCAGTAGATAAAAGACCAGGGTAATAGCCCACCCCGTCCATGCGAGACTTACAACAATCAGCAATCGCATCACCCAACTGATAAATACGTTTTCTTTTCGGGTAATTGTCTTCAGCAAAGATGCCCTTAACTCCTGCCAGAGCGGGCCATTCTGAATTAACGCAGCCAGTGCTACCGGAATTACCGCCCATGTCAGCAAACAGGCTACCCAAACGCCGGACGCTGCCAGTACCGGAAAGATCCCCTGCGGATACACCATTGCTGCGATTAACAGCGCCATCCATAACATCAGAAACAGTCCGCTGATTAATTTCTTTTTCATTTCAGTTTGCTCCCTGTAAACACCAGGCCATCTCCCGCGCACGGCGGTTATCCAGCCCCTGATTAAACACACCTTTCACATAAACCCAGCGCGGCAACTGTCGGCACGCATCCGCCCAGCGCCGCTGATTGAGTAATTTCACCAGCGTGGAACTGCAGGCATTGCCCGTCCCCACGTTGAAGGCAAACGACACCGTAGCGTCATACACCTTCTGCGGCGGCTGTTGCTTCACACACCTTTCCAGCGCCCGCTCCACACGTAGCACGTTGGAGATCAGCCCTTCTGCTGCCTGTCGTTCCGTAATAGTTTTGCCGGGAATGACGCCCGACGTATTACCAATGCCGTCGGTCCAGACACCCGCGCTGCACTGATACGGCTGCAGACGACAGCCTTCGTAATCGGCAATCAGTTTCAGCCCCTCCACGGAGGTGTGAAGTTGCTGAAACCCCGGCAGCGTGGCAGCAATAGCCAGCACGGCCCCGACAAGGCAGCGTTTAACGATTGATGGATTCATAGTCCTCCCGCGAGATCTGCCCGTCGCGCAGAAGCTGGTAGGCTTTGTGTTTGTAGTACCAGTTGATAGCCAGCATCAGCACACCAATCATCAGGCCACCCAGCGTTGAGGCATCCTTGATGGACAAATCGCCCAGCCAGGCCAGCACAACGGCGATGCAATACGTGATAAAGGCGCTGATTCGCTCAAGCGTCATAATTCAGTCCCATAGCTGGACGGTCTGCACGGTGGTGGTGGTCGGAATGTCCGGCAGCTCCACCTGCAGCCCGTGAGGTAAAAAAGGGCCAAATTCGGCAAGCCCCGGATTTGCCTTCAGTACCTGCTCCGTGACACCCTGCGTGCGCCCGTAATGACGCCAGCAAAGCGCGTCCACCGTGTCATACTGATGCGCACGCACTTTCATCAGATAAGCTCCACTGTGCAGTGCGGCGCATCCTGTACCCGGCAGATGGCCCAGCGGGCGTCACGCCACAAATCACCGCTGGCTTCTGCCAGTTCCTCGCCCCGCTTCACACCGGATGCCGTGGCGTCATAGTCCTGGTAACGTTCGTTGAGCATGGCGCGAGCCCAGCAGTAAACCGCGTTGAAATAGTGCTGAATTCGCTCGCTTTTCCCGTCCAGCTGTTCCGCCGGAACCTCTGCCAGCGAGGCATATCCCAGCATCTGCTGGCGTCTGCGAAACTCATACAGCTCTGCGTTGACCTCCGAAATTGCCGACAGCGCAACCTGCTTTAAACGCGGCTGCGTCACCGTGCCGTCAGTGCGCATCACACTGCGAAACTCCGACAGGTCCACATCAGGCCAGAACGGCGTATTTCTGATGATTTCCGCCTGTTCCGGTGCCTGTTCTGGCGCAACAAACTTCATGCTGCTTTCTCCTGAAATAGAGGGCGGTGGACGGGGTTTTGATGTGGCAGTGCCTTTCGCCACCCCCGTGCCGCCCGTGCGCGGGGGCACGTTCTGTCAGCGGCTGTCATTGCGCAGTCTGCGCTCCAGCTGCTGTTTGTCTTTTTTCACGCCACAGCGGGGATCGAGCTGCAACGCATGGTTGAGATGATTAAGGGCGGAAGCCGGATTGCTTTCACTCAGGACAGCGCCAATCGCTTTATGCAGACGCGCCCGTGACTGGTCCGGCATATCCAGACCGTCTGTCAGCTCCAGCGTCTGCAACAACAGATCGGCATCAAAGCCGGTGGCGGCAAGCATTGCGCTCTGCGCGGCGTCTGCCATTTCCTCTGCCAGCACGGTCTGCACATTGCGGTTACCCAGTGGCATCACCCAGCCATGACGCAGGGCATGACGCCCGATCTCCAGCGCCCCGGCATAATCTCCGGCATCAATGCGCCACAGCATCACGTACATCAGCACGTCATCCTGTTGAGTGCCTCCGGCAGCCAGGACACCCTCTGCCCAGGCAGCGTATTTCGGCAGCAGCTCCACCTTGATTTCCGCTTTTTTGACCGTGGACTGAACGCCCTTGAGACGGCGGCGGTCTTCCGCCAGTTGCAGCAGCATCAGGTCATAGCCCGACGCATGGCGAACACTGCCGCCCTCGCGGGCGGCCTGTTCAGCCTGAACGCGCAGGCGATGCTGCCGTGCGGGACTCAGGCTCATGAATTACGCTCCGGTTTCTGCTGCGGCGGCGCTGAAGTCGCCAATCTGGATGTTTTCCACCAGTGCGGCACAGCGGTAGTCCTCAACCACATAGGCTTCGTTAACGGATTCAAAGTTTTCAATCCGGTCACGTTTCGGGTTGTCGATAACTGAACGGCGGCGGGTGTCTTCCTGCCAGTAGATGGACAGGTTATCCAGACGGGTAATCAGCAGTGCATTCGGCGGGAAGAACGGCGCACGCACGGCCTGCAGGCCCCCCATGCGTTTCTGGCTGATGATCATATCGGCAGCCAGTTTTTCACTGTTTTCCTGCTCTTTGTTGACCAGCGGGAAATACTTGTCAGACAGCAGTTCACGACCGCAAATCACCACCAGATCGTCATCGTCCTGGTAGACCACGTCGATAAGCTCATTGACGGCATCCATCACCACGGCGTCCAGGTTGGCATATTCGCCACCTTTCCCGACTTTCACTGCGCCCGGTGTGGTTTCACCGCCCGTGGTGGTGCTGCCCATGACGTGATCCGGTGCATCCTCACGGATTTTCTGCAGCCAGCCTTTATTCACATCCTGCAGTAGCGGGTTTTCGCTACGGTTGGAGGTTTTCGCACGCTTCACGCCGTTAAAGCCGATCATGATGCGGTCCAGTGCCTGACGTTTCACGATGGCGTCACGGATACGCACCTGAAAATCCTGAAACTTCGCCCACAGGTCCAGCTTCGCGTAGGTCAGCACCGTGTCAAAGTTGGTCTGCTCGCATTTATATTCCACATCGACCATCAGCGTCGGATCGACAGGTTCACGCTCTTTCGCGGTGGTATCAGTGGTTCCGGCAATGGTGCTGCCAACTCCCAACCCCAGCAGCTGACCGGACTGCTCAGTCACTGGCGTGACGTTAATCAGCGTCAGGAAAGCGGCGGACTGCTGGATCTGGTCTTCCAATGTCTGCTGCACGGACGGCTCTACGGTGAACTTGCTGGACAGTTCTTCAACTGCCACACCGTTCAGACGCGCCAGCTGCTGCAGGTAAGCGTTAAAAGCAAAGCGGGTATTCTTCTTCATCGGGTTTTGTGCTCCATCAGCAATTGGTCAGAGTGTCAGCGGGGGCGTTACCGCCTGTTGCACGCTGGCGGTAGTCCTGGCGGCTGTCTTCATGACTCAGCTTATTCACCAGTTCGTTAAAGGCGGTCTGCTGTGCCTGCAGGGCAGTCTCCAGCTCAGACAGACGTTCTTCCTGCTCAGACAGGGATTTTTCGGTCCGTGCGCTCAGGTTCTGCTGCTCAGTGGCGACCAGCTCCACGGCCTTATGCACATCAGAGAACCGGGCATCGTCGGACTGCTCTTTTTTGGTGAACAGCGCCGTGACGCGGGCAAACAGGGACGGCTTGTCCTCCTGGATTTCTTCCAGTTCGATCACCGTTTCCTCTGCGGCGGTAAAGAGATTGGCGGGATTCTGCTTGCGGTTTGCCAGCGGGTTATGGGCTGCACTGGCGCTGAATGTCAGCATTTCAGTGCCCAGACTGGCAGGGTCATCAGTGGCAGCCAGCCCGACCAGGTAGGCTTTGCCCGTATCAGCAAACTTTGGGCTGACTTCCATAGAGGTGAATAATTTCTGGCCTTTTTTCACCAGCTCCACCAGGGACTCTGTTGGCTCAACGTCGGCATACAGCGCCATCTTGCCTGCCAGCGGACCTTCCGTGATTTCTTCAGCAAACAGCGCCGTCACCTTGCCGTAGCGGTTAAAGGTGCTGTCCGGCAGATAAGACTTGATGTGCTCAAGGTTAATCAGCGCGGTATACACCGCCGGGTTGTAGCTGGCTGCCATCTGTTCCAGCCATTCACGCTGGATTTCGCGTCCGTCGGTGGTGGCACATTCCACCCCGATGCGAAAACGCTTTGCTTTCACTGTCATGAGCCGTGCTCCGTTAGAAAAAACTTACTGGAGCCTTATGGTTGCGGTGATGGGGGCAGTGAAACAATGCGCGGTATTTGTACCGACAACCACACAAACCGCAGGCGGGGAAAGCCTTCATTCAAGGCTGTAGGTTTGTGCCATGAACACCACACTGACACCCGCAGATCTCGATCCCCGTCGGCAGGCCATGCTGCTGTACTTTCAGGGATACCGCGTAGCCCGCATTGCTGAAATGCTGGGCGAGAAAGTTGCAACCGTTCACAGCTGGAAAAAACGCGACAAGTGGGGTGACTATGGGCCGCTGGATCAGATGCAGCTCACCACCGCCGCACGTTACTGCCAGCTCATTATGAAGGAGCACAAAGAAGGGAAAGATTTCAAAGAAATTGATCTGCTGGCGCGCCAGTCGGAGCGCCACGCGCGGATCGGCAAGTTTAACAATGGCGGCAACGAAGCCGATTTAAACCCTAACGTCGCCAACCGCAACAAAGGCCCGCGCCGTCAGCCTGAAAAGAATGTTTTCACCGATGAACAGATTGAGAAGCTGGAAGAAATCTTCCATTCCTCCATGTTCAACTACCAGCGTCACTGGTGGGAAGCCGGAAAAACCAACCGCATCCGCAACCTGCTGAAGTCACGCCAGATCGGCGCGACCTTCTATTTTGCCCGTGAAGCCCTGATTGACGCCCTGCTAACCGGACGTAACCAGATTTTCCTTTCTGCCAGTAAGGCACAGGCGCACGTCTTTAAGCAGTACATCATCGACTTCGCCAAAGAAGTGGAAGTGGAGCTGAAAGGCGATCCGATGGTGCTTCCCAACGGGGCCACACTGTATTTCCTCGGCACCAATGCCCGCACTGCCCAGAGTTACCACGGCAACCTGTATCTGGATGAATATTTCTGGATACCGAAATTCCAGGAGCTGCGCAAAGTGGCTTCCGGTATGGCTATTCACAAAAAATGGCGACAAACCTATTTTTCCACGCCATCCAGCCTGACCCACAGTGCTTATCCGTTCTGGTCCGGTGCGCTGTTCAACCGTGGACGCAACAAAGCCGACTAGGTGGACATCGACCTGTCCCACAGCAATCTGGCCCCCGGCCTGCTGTGCGCAGACGGGCAATACCGCCAGATAGTCACCGTAGAAGATGCGGTGCGCGGCGGCTGTAACCTGTTCGACCTTGACCAGTTGCGCATGGAATACAGCCCGGACGAATACCAGAACCTGCTGATGTGTGAGTTCGTGGACGATCTCGCGTCCGTGTTCCCGCTCAGCGAGCTGCAGGCGTGCATGGTGGACAGTTGGGAAGTCTGGACCGACTTTCATGCACTGGCCCTGCGCCCGTTTGGCTGGCGCGAAGTGTGGATCGGTTATGACCCGGCAAAAGGTACGCAGAACGGCGACAGCGCCGGATGCGTGGTGGTGGCACCGCCAGCCGTGCCGGGCGGTAAGTTCCGCATTCTTGAGCGTCACCAGTGGCGCGGAATGGACTTCCGCGCCCAGGCTGACGCCATCAAAAAACTGACCGAACAGTATAACGTGACCTATATCGGCATCGACTCGACCGGCGTCGGTCACGGGGTTTACGAGAACGTGAAAGCGTTTTTTCCTGCCGTCCGGGAGTTTGTCTACAACCCCAACGTTAAAAACGCCCTGGTACTCAAGGCCTACGACATTATCAGTCACCGCCGCCTGGAATTTGACGCCGGACACACCGACATTGCGCAGTCATTCATGGCAATCCGTCGCGCCACCACCGCCAGCGGCAACCGCCCGACCTATGAAGCCAGCCGCAGCGAAGAAGCCAGCCATGCCGATCTGGCCTGGGCAACAATGCACGCACTGTTTAACGAACCGCTGCAGGGCGAGTCCGCCAATGCCAGCAATATTGTGGAGATTTTTTGATGGGAAAGAGTAAGAAGAACCGCGCTGCGTCGACGAACCAGAACCAGCATAAAAGCCAGACTTCAGCCGAAGCATTCAGCTTCGGTGATCCCGTTCCTGTTCTGGACCGCCGCGAACTGCTGGACTATGTGGAATGCGTACAGATGGATCGCTGGTATGAGCCGCCCGTCAGCTTTGACGGACTGGCACGAACCTTCCGCGCCGCCGTGCATCACAGCTCACCGATTGCGGTGAAATGCAACATTTTGACCAGCACCTACATCCCTCACCCGCTGCTCAGCCAACAGGCTTTTTCGCGTTTTGTGCAGGACTATCTGGTATTTGGTAACGCCTACCTGGAGAAACGCACGAACCGATTCGGTGAAGTTATCGCCCTTGAGCCTGCGCTGGCAAAATACACCCGACGTGGGTTAGACCTGGATACCTACTGGTTTGTGCAATACGGTATGACAACCCAGCCGTATCAGTTCACGAAAGGCAGCATTTTTCATCTGATGGAACCGGACATCAACCAGGAGATCTACGGCCTGCCAGGCTATCTTTCTGCCATTCCATCCGCCCTGCTCAACGAGTCTGCCACGCTGTTCCGCCGTAAGTATTACATCAACGGCAGCCATGCAGGCTTCATCATGTACATGACCGACGCCGCGCAGAATCAGGAGGATGTGAACAATCTCCGCAACGCGATGAAAAGCGCCAAAGGTCCAGGCAACTTCCGCAACCTGTTTATGTACTCGCCTAACGGCAAAAAGGACGGCCTTCAGATCATTCCTCTGTCAGAAGTCGCGGCGAAGGATGAGTTTCTGAATATCAAAAATGTCAGCCGCGATGACATGATGGCTGCGCACCGTGTACCGCCACAAATGATGGGGATAATGCCTAATAATGTTGGGGGATTTGGGGATGTGGAGAAAGCCTGCAAAGTATTTGTTAGAAATGAGTTAACAGTATTACAAAAAAAAATACTGGAACTGAACACTTGGTTAGATGATGATGTAATTAATTTTAATGAGTATATGCTTTGATGAAATAGGGGGCTAACGCCCCTATTTTTAATCATTTTCTGGTTTGTTTGAAGTTTCATTTACAGGCTGGATCACATCCTTATTAAAATGGCGCGTTTGTTCGACTTTACCTTTTCTAGAAAGGCCTGCACCTTCTAAAATTGAATCGATTTTATCGCCACCATTAGCTAAGAAATGCTTAAAATTTTCCGATGATAACATTTCCATTATAGGCGATGAATGGGTAGCTTCTTCAACAAATCTTAATGGCGGCTCCTCCAGTCGAGTAAGTGCATTACCAAATAACCTTTGGGTAAAGTCGCTATCAAGCTGGACAGCTTCTCTTCTATATCCCTCATAAGCTTTGGATACTGAGGCCTTGAATTCATAATCCTCTGCCAATCTGAATCGCTGACCAATTTGTTTCGTTGCTAACCAAGCAAACCATAATGGTGCTCCAACACTTAAAATGGAGAGTAAAAGTTGAATAGCTAACTTTATACCTGATGCGTCAGGGTTTGACAGATATGCTTCGAGAGCATGTAAACGCGTATAACCAACAGCAGCACCTGCAACCAAAGCACCTATTAGTCCACATACCCACCAACGTATGCTCCGGTTTAATTTTTCTGCTTTATCTTGAAATGCCCCAGCCAAACCTTTTGAAGTAGTAGTTCTAAATGCCTCTTCACATTTATTAATATAACCCTGAGCTTCTTCACGGAGAGATTGTAAATAATCTTTTGCATCCTTGCTTGCATTCTGTTTCAGCGCCAAAATTTCTTGTCTGGCCTCATCTACGATTTTGGAGTTCTCTTCAGTCTCTTTAAGCATGCCATTAATATTTCTGCAATGCTCAACTGCGCTATTGTAAACATTTTTAACTTCATCATTTGTTTCACGAAGCATTTTTACTGTTGTCGGTAGATTCTCGGCTGCATCATATGCTTCATTTATAGTTTTAATTTTCTCTTCTATATTACCAGTTTCAGCTGCAATTGCAGATATACCTGAATTATATAATTCTAATCTGCGTAAAATTTGCTTTGGTAATAAATTTCTATCTTTCAGCCTCTCAAATGAAAAAAGGTCATTAATCCTATGAGAGATATATAACATTGAAATAACATAAGATGGTATAGCGGTCTGTTGAACTGATGCGTTACCATTGTTTATATGATTAATATTTTGCTGAGCATGATCCAGAGTGTAAATGAGCGCATCAATTACTGCAATGTCATCTGAAGATGGTACAAATTCCTGCATCTGATTAATTCTATCAGATAACATTTTTGGTAGTTCTATCAGATCCTCTTTATGTAAAAAAGGAAATGTGTACGGCCCAAGGTTTATAAAATCTTCCACAGGGAATACAAGACCATTAAGTGTTGTATGTAAATTATCTAGTTTCTCTTTTAATTCAGTTAGTTTTTCGTTCATTAAAAAATCCTTTATGACGCTATCGAACTTCCAGAGTAATCCGATAAAGATATCATAAGACAATATTTTGGTATAAACACTTATTGCGCGCGCTCGTATCCCCGCCACGCCTGCCCGCTTTATGTAGTGGTTTTCATGCACCTGCATGATCTACGCAAAAGCCCGCCAGTTCTGGCGGGCCTTAGCAAAAACGATCCTCAAACGATCATGCGATCTCATGCGGCATAGACATGCACTACAGAGCTAACGCCTCGCAAGGGCTCGTTGTTCAACCTTGCTGACGCCAGAAGCAAGTTCAGACGCCAGCAACGTTTCTTAATGCAGCCAGCTGTCGTCTTCCCACACCTTCTGCATAATTTTCATCACTTGTTTTCTTTCTTCGTCCAGTTGCAGTCCGGTTAGTTCCACACCGTTAGAGCTACCTTTGCGAATGCGAATTACCGTTTTGGGATACAGGGGGCGCAGATTGCGGTAAAGCTCGGATTCAAGGGCGTCCAGGGTAGACTGGCTAATCTTCTGCTCTTTATCGATCATTATTTCAATGCGCATAAAAGTCACCTCAGCTGATGACATCCATTGAGCGGTTGTATTCGTGGGTTCTGATTTTTGCCATGAGTTCATCAGTCAATTCAGAAACCCACTGCAGAGCCAGCCCCTTCTCTTCATCACTACACTCACTAGCCGCTACAAGCTTAAGAAAAAAATCAATGCGCTGGAGCTTCAAAGACTCCAAAAAATAGTCCTGCATCTTTCCTCCTATGACACCACACGCAATACTGTATGTATAACCACTGTTTATATTTACAGTATATAATAATCTTACTGATGTAAAACGTTTTTTTACGTTCATCAGCCTGATATGCCTGGTATTATTAAGAGCACGAATTGTTAACCCGCGTAATTAATACAGGTTCCGCCACTGATCATCTTCCTGCAAACGCTGGTTCCGATAGAAGATACGCAGGCCTGCTCCTGACGGAATACTGCCTCCGCGAAGGAGTAAATCGACCTCTTTCTCGCTGCCATCAAATCCTCTGGACTTCAGCTCATACACGAGCTGCAGTCGCTGATGGTCTGTAATTCGCTGTTTGTAGTCTTTACGCCGTTTCGGTTTCACCAGGCGTAACCTTGCTGCCAGTTCCCGGCGCTCTTTTTTGCTCATACTGTGCAGGTAATCGTGCAACTCCTTGTCATCCATGCTGGTAATGTCCGTTCTGGGGTCCCCATCAGCTGATTTATCTTTCTCCTGTTGGTTCAAATTTTCAGCAAGGGGACAGTTATTGCCACGAGTCCAAGGGGCGCAAGCGCCCTGGTCGGCTGCCGCCTCCTGAACGTCAACGACCTTACGAACCATTTTCCATTTCATTGCATGAGTGCAGATCTTGCCCTGTACAATGGGTGACCAGATGCCATAAATACGAATACCGTGATCGCCATAAGCGGTCGGCTCTTCGTTAATTTCATAAGCTGTTCTGATAAGGTGATATTTGCGGGGAACCAGTACGCCGCCCTGCTTCATGATGTAGGTGGCAAAACAGCCAGCATCAGCGGCAGCCAGGATGGCATCAAGGCGCGGGTCATCCAGTACCGGCGCACCTGCTTTTTTGTCACCCTGTTGCCTTGCCGCCTGACCAGCCAGCAAGCGAAGTTCACGGTACGCCTGACGCCCCGGAATACCAAAGAAGCGGAACTGCTGAACACGATGCAGAGACGCCCAGGCATTAACGTATTCGGCGTTATCACGCAGGGATTTACCCGTTTCCTTGCTGATCTCGCCAGCCAGACCACGTCCGTCAATGTTCTTACTGATGTATTTCGCGATGTAGCTTGTCGGCGTTCCTTTGCGCGGGTTTATCAGCTCAGACTTAAAGCGTGGACCCGTGTTATTGCCCAGTTCCTCGCGGTCTTCACGGATGGCAAACTTACGCAACAATGCAGTAATGGCGCGGCGGTCTTTTTTGCGCATGAAACACATGAGATGCCAGTGCACAGTACCGTCATGGTGCGGCTCAGCCACCCGTACGCCATACCAGCGCAACCCGGCTTTGTGCATAGCCTTACGAAATGCAGCAAACATGCCGACCAGATAATCGCTGCTTTGTCTTACCGTCGCATTTGTCCAGGTTGGGTTTGGTCTGCCGTTATTGAGCGTAGAATGGAAACGTGACGGACAGGTAATGGTGTAGAAAACGGCGCAGTCACCACGCATTTCCGCGATAAGCTCCAGACCTTTAACACAGGCCATCATCTCATTGCGGCGGTGCGCCGGGTTGCTGCTGCTGGCGTTTACCACGTCTTCCATATCCAGCGTGTCGCCGTCTTCGTTCACCAGTTCATGAGAACGGAAAAACTCCAGCGACTTGCGGCGCTGCTCACGTTTATGCGTCACTGCTTCATAGCTGACATAGGGAGATGCTTTTTTGCTGACCAGGCAGACAGCACGCAACTGCTCTTCCCGCCATTCGCAACGTATCTTCCACAATTTTCGATACCACCAGTCGGCGCAAAGCATACGTGCCAGCGAACCCGGTATGAGTTCATAGGGCACGGGTTTGCGGCGGTTTCTTTTCCGACGGAGTTTCTCAAACGCAGGCGGGATAACATCCAGACGCAGGGTTTCCGCTGCCACCTTTTCCCATGTCTTGCGGATTTCTTCTGGCTTAACGTCATCGGAGGCATACAAATCACCACAAGCGGCCTCAAGACACATGCTCATATGCGCTGCTACCAAGGTGGACAGGCGTTTTACCTGATCCTGACTCATTTCAGGCAGGATCAGCAGGCCCTCAAGCCCTTGATGGCTTGCCATAAAACGGAAAGAAGCGGATAGCTGACTGTCGCGTACATACTCCAGTCGCTCCAGACATGACTTAATCGTCTCACGCAAATAGCGGGAATAAGCCTTTGGCCTGCCCAGGCTACTGAAGTATTCGATACGTTGCATCAGCGGCTTGCTGATGTGGGTGGGCTGGGCGCTGACGTCCGCCAGAATGACCATGTCCGGGTTAAAACGCTGCTGCTCATGCGCCAGCTTTGCCCGACTAATGAGATTATCCTGCTCCATTTCGCGCTGGACAGGATCACGGGATTCATTAAAGAAATAACGCTCCCAGACCTGCTCACTCAGTGCATCGCGGCGCAGCTGTTCCTGCTCGTTATCGGCAGCGTACAAAGTGATCATGTTTGAAAGTGCAGACTCCGGCGCAACTTCCGCCGGGTCCAGATAAGGGTTAATGGCCTTTTTCGGGCCGTTCCATGAAAATGCTGCAGCGGCCTCGTTAAAGCCGCTAGAGTTGCTCATATCATCATGACTCATACACGCACCTCGTACACAGCAGAACTATCCACGCCACGCGAAGGATCAAATCCCACCCAGCAGCGCGCCCCGGAAACAGCAATGATTTCTGTTGCAGATTTACTCTCGCCAGCCGACACGCCGATGCTGCGTTTTGCCTTGATGTAGTGGTGAGTGAAATTGCGATACAGCGAACGAATCAGGGATGTGTCACTGTTAGAAACAATGACCGGATGACCTTCAGATGATCGATGTTCAAGAACGGATGCCAGGTGATACTGGTCATCCTCAGTGAAGCCATCAGTGTGATAGCCGGAAAACGTACCGTCATAAGGCGGATCGCAATACACCACATCCCCCGCCTTCAACATCGCCAGCGTTTCATCAAAGCTGGCGCAGATAAACGTTGCTCGCTGGGCTTTTTCTGCAAATTTGCGAATTTCTTTTTCAGGGAAATACGGATTTTTATAATTCCCGTAGGGAATGTTGAAATGCCCGCTCTTGTTATAGCGACATAACCCACGGTAACCATGACGATTGAGATACAGGAAATATACCGCTTTCATGAAATCAGTAATTTCAGTGGAGTAATTAAACTCCTGCCTTATGTTGTAATAAGCCACCTCCCTGTTTGCTTCCTCAAATAAAGCTCTGGCACGAGATATAAACGCCTCGCAATCAGCAGCAACCTTTTTATAGAGGTTGATTAAATCAGGATTAATATCCGCAACAAGATAGCTGGGGTAATCCGTCTCTATCATCACAGCACAAGAACCCGCGAAAGGTTCAACCAGTCGCGGGCCAGCAGGAAGGTATTTTTTCAGTTCTGGCATAATGGCGGTTTTATTACCCGCCCATTTCAGGATGGTGCTCATACAGCACCTCCGTTGTAATGTTTGCCTTTCAGCTCTGCGATTTCCTGACAGGTAATGCAAAGCTGCACACCCGGAATGGCGCGACGTCGTGCTGGCGGAATTGGTGCTTCACACTCAATGCAAAGCACGCGGGATACGCCCGGCGTTTTGGCGCGGGCAGCACGGATATGACGCTGGCGTTCTTCTTCAACGCGCTGCTGTACGAGATCCATTGCATCAGCCATCAGTGGATCTCCTGCGCTTCGTTCTGGATTGCTTCAGCAGTCACACGCAGCAGTTCTGCCGCTTCGACGTGGTTTAGCTGGCGGGATGTGATATGACACGCCAGGCTATCAAGGCGAGCTGCCATTGCTTCAGCCCTTGCCCGGCGTTCTTCCAGACGAGCCTCTGTCAGTAAAATATTAAGCCCTGCATCATCCGGTCCGGTTTTAGTCGTGAGGGTTTCAATATTACGCATAATCAATTCTCCTGAATTTAGATAAAGGGATGCCTGGCGGGTTTACGCCATGAATTTCATTAGTTGGTTAATTCGGCATGGTTAGCCGTCTGGGAAATAAGCTCACCACTGCACGAAAATGATTCATTGCTTTAATCAGCTCCCGCTTTTCGTCAGTGGTCAGCTCATTAATGCTGATGCTATGACGTTCAGCTGGAATTTTTGCCATAAAGAATATGGCAGCCAGTGCCCGTTTATTTTGTTCATTATTGATATCCCGTGGATCACGCATATCTTTAATAAACCGCTCAAGCTCTGACTCAATATTCAGGCCAAAAACTTTCGCTCTTAATTCCGCAATATGATTAAGTCCATTCAGGCGTTCACCGGGGCTTAATGGAACAGTCGCCGCAGCGCCTTCAATAGCCATTGGTTCCCCCGTTTTTTCGTTGATAGTTCTGCCAGCAATTCATCTTGTGAACGGCACGGATGCCAGCGTTTACCATCCTCACCCATGATCCAGCCGTGACCGTAGTGCATTGCCGGACTTTGTTTTACCAGCAGCGATGCAAATGATGGTTCTTTCGTCAGCATAAGCACCTCACAGCAAACCGAATGAAGCACCGAGGCCAGTCACGGTATCAACTGCACTCGCCATCGCAGGATTAGCCTGTAAACGGGCCTGCAATGAAACAGCAGCCAGCGCCATCAGTCGTGTAACAGAGTTAATGCTGCTGATCGCATCACGACGGCCTGCACTGGTTTTTACATCGCCAGAAACCGCACCTGCCGCGACACGCCCTATCTCTGCAGTTGCACTCATGACGTAATGCGGCAGTTTCTCTTTTGCCACCTCATTAATCGGTACACATGGCAGGCAGTGAATCTGTGCCAGAAAGCCATCTACCAGCGTTGAATCTTCAGTCAGATCGGTAAGCAGCCAGATTTCTGGCGCATTGAGCTGATGCGGTTGATCTGGGTTGAGTTTGTTTCGCAGAGTCTGGACATTCATTCCTGCACGTTCTGCCAGCTTCGCCATATTGTGACGAAGTGCAAAAGCTCTACAGGCTTCATCAAAATGCGGGTGTTTGGAAACTTGGTAATCAAACATGGTCAATGCCTCTGATGTATTTCAGAATCGAACTAATTAAGGTTTAGATTGCATTCTGAAAGCGCATCAACGGTCATGGCTGCTATGTTGATCATCACTTTTTCGCGTTTTTTATCTTTCCGCAGACGGTGACGGATAAGACGTCCATCAGCCAACATGTCATTGATAGTATCGATGGATAGCCCTGTCAGCTCGCTATAACGTTCAATAGTCACATGAGGCGTGGTAAGAGTGATTGAAATGTTAGGTTTCATGATGCAACATTCCTCGTTTAATGTTGATTAATCAGGACGAATACGGATCGTTTGTATTTTGTGAACATCATAAACATACGATCGCATAGTGAAATCGTCAAGACAAAAGTTCACTTGGAGTGACCATGAATTTGGAGAAAGGCGGACGAGGCGCTATAGAGCGCATGGTAGAAGCATATGGCTTCAAGACTCGACAGGCGTTGTGCGATCACTTAGGAATCTCTAAAAGTACTCTCGCCACACGCTATATGCGTGACTCATTCCCTGCTGAATGGGTAATCCAGTGCGCACTTGAAACGGGCGCCTCGCTTAACTGGCTCACGACCGGACATGGTTCAAAGCAAACTTCAGGTAATACAAATACTATGGAAGTCGTTAAATATGTATTATCTGATGGAACCTTGCAGGAAGATGGTTTTTATATTTTCGATAAAGAATTTCTACCATCTACGCTCAAAAATCCGTTTGTAATCACCGATAACAATTCCGTTTTTATTTGCGATAAAGAGTTTAACGATATTCGTGACGGCAAATGGGTAATAAGTATTGATGCCGAAGTAACAATCCGCGATATCACTCGTTTACCTGGTGGAAGAATCTTAGTTGAAGGTGGAAATAGGGCTTTCGAATGTAAAAAAGAAGAAATCGAAATTATTGGAAAAATTATAAGCATAACAGTTAAGTACTTTGAGTAATATAGGAATGTTTTTATGCTTGGTAAAGCATTTGTTGTGGTGTAAAAAATATGTCAACTCAAAAATTAAAATTTAGCCATATCAAAAACGATCTGAAAGCAATAGTTATGCAGAATCGTGGAGGGCAAAAAGTTATTGAGCGTATACTCCTAGCCTATGGCTTCAAGTCACGACAGGCATTATGTAATCATCTAGGTATTTCCCAAAGTACTATGGCCAACAGATATGCACGTAATACCTTTCCTGCAGATTGGGTTGTTATATGTTCCATAGAAACAGGAGCATCAATTGAATGGTTAGTTCTTGGTTCAGATACTGCTCCTTCATCAGAGCAATATTCTGAAAAACATGCCGTTAATGGCCTTTGCAATGAAGTATACATTCCCACTATAAAGTTCGATAATGAAAAACTCATGAATTTTAACCGAGGGGGTAAGGCAACAATAGAACGAATTGTCGAGGCTTACGGTTACAAAACGCGCCAAGCATTAGCTGATCACCTAGGTATTTCAAAAAGCACATTAGCCACACGATACATGCGTGACATTTTTCCTGCAGACTGGGTTTTGCAGTGTGCAATAGAAACGGGCCATTCTATTGAATGGATTTCATTTGGTACAGGAGAAATGAAAAACGCAAAAAATAAAGATACTTTAACATTAGTGAAAAAAGTATTAATCAATGGCAAGTTAATAAATGATGGCTCATATTTATTTGACCCATGCTTTCTACCTTCCAATTTAAAAAATGCATTCGTAGTATCTACCGAAGACTCTGAATTAATATGTGAAATGGGTTTTAAAGATGTACATGATGGTAAGTGGCTAGTAAATATTGATGGAGAGAATTCATTTAGAATGATAACTCGACTACCTAAAGGACGAGTTTATATTTCATCCCAAAATCACTCTTTTGAATGTTCGCTTACAGACATTGAGTTTATTGCAAAAGTTATTATAAGTTGTTTACATTAAGTAAATTCTTCATGGAGACTTCATAGTGAAATGTGGTGATTGTAATTGGAACTGGGATGAAGAAACTACCTTTATATTAGACGACGAAGAGGAAATTCTTTCCAAAGACAAACTTAATCGGAGACACTATGCAGAATATCTATATTTTTATCTTAAGGAAAAGGGGCAAAAGAACAACACGGTAATCAACCTTAATGCAGAATGGGGAGCTGGTAAAAGTTTTTTCATAAAGAGATTTTATAACTCAATAAAAGATGCACACCCATGCGTTTACATTGATGCCTGGAAGCAAGACTTTTCTGATGATGCATTTTTAACCCTTTTTTCTTCTTTGTCACAACAATTGCAAACATATGCAGGAAAACTTGATGCTCGATTGATACAAAGCGGCCATGCTATCGGACGCTTTACAAAAGGTGTTCTACCTGAAATCATATCTGGCCTAATCAAGACTTATGCAGGAGTAGATAACGTAGGTGATATAGCCAAAGAAGCCTCATTAATAATGCTGAAGGAACACCAGGAAAAACTGAAGAGCATTAAGGTATTAAAAAAAGAACTAACGTTATGGTCTAGGTTGGCATATGAAAATAGTTTTTCATGTCCTATATTTATCTTTATAGATGAATTAGACAGATGCAGGCCAGATTATGCAATTTCTCTTTTAGAGATTGTTAAACATATATTCGATATTAAAAATTTTGTCTTTATTATTGCTACTGACACAGATCAATTACAACATTCAATCAAGAATGTTTACGGTAATGATTTTTCCGCAAATGACTATTTAGGCCGTTTTTTTCATAGAAGATTTACTTTAAAACAACCTGAACTTAAAGATTTAATTAATGGTGTTGTTGGTGATTATATTGGTACCGATTTTGAAAATATCACATCAAAAACATACCCACTAACAGCAACATTAGAAGACTTTTCAATAAATATTTCCAACGTATTTGAAGCATTTGGGTTAAATCTAAGAGACTCAATCCGAAATACTGAAAGGTTAATAGACATTCTTAAATCTGATTTAGTCAAAAAGAAAGTAGATTATATTTTTATAATTTCGCTAATGATTATATATGATAAGGATCGTCAAATTATAGATGGACTAATTGGTCGAAGAAATGCAGCACAACGTTTCACTGATTCGATAAAGCAAAGCTCCAATTTAAAAGGTGTTTCTCAAGCCATCCTTGAATTAAATCTTGATACAAATCAGCAAAGAATAGGTGTCAATTATATCTATAGAACGGCGAGCAGTAGATTATTCATCTCACAGATCGAGCCCAAAATAAATTTAACATTAATAAATTACTTAGATGTTGCATTGTATTTTATTAATAATATAAACATGCTTAAATCAAGTATAAAAAACAATAGGCAAAATTCACTAATGATTATATCTCAACAAGGCCCTATTGATGGTGATACAGCTATAAAGTATTTGCAAGGAGCCCTTATAGAGAATGGTCTGAATACATCTTTTTATGCCTTACATAATTACATTGAATTAATTGAACTGGCCACATCATTTGATTAAAAGCATTGTTTGAATAAACTAAACCATACATTGACCACTGGTCAAACATACAGTTAAATTTAGCCCTCTGATATGAGGGCTTTATTATGGCAGTACGAAAACTCACCACAGGAAAATGGCTTTGCGAATGTTACCCCGCCGGACGTAGTGGGCGTCGTGTGCGTAAACAATTCGCCACCAAAGGCGAAGCACTGGCTTTTGAGCGTCACACGATGGAAGAAACCGAAGCAAAGCCCTGGCTGGGTGAATCAGTGGATCGTCGAACACTGAAAGACGTGGTTGAGCTATGGTTCAAACTACATGGTAAATCTCTGACTGCTGGGCAGCATGTCTATGACAAATTGCTGCTGATGGTTGACGCTCTGGGCAATCCCCTTGCAACTGATCTAACCTCTAAAATGTTTGCCCACTATCGAGATAAACGCCTGACAGGTGAGATCTACTTCAGTGAGAAATGGAAGAAAGGAGCAAGCCCGGTCACCATTAACCTGGAGCAAAGCTATCTAAGTAGTGTTTTTAGCGAACTATCCCGCCTGGGCGAATGGTCGTATCCGAACCCACTGGAGAACATGCGAAAATTCACCATCGCAGAAAAAGAGATGGCATGGCTTACCCATGAGCAGATTGTTGAATTACTAGCTGATTGCAAACGTCAGGACCCAATTCTGGCACTGGTAGTTAAGATATGCTTAAGCACAGGCGCACGCTGGCGAGAAGCCGTAAATCTTACCCGCTCACAGGTGACCAAATACCGAATTACCTTTGTAAGAACGAAGGGGAAGAAAAACAGAAGCATCCCTATCAGTAAAGAGCTTTACGAAGAGATCATGGCGCTTGATGGGTTCAATTTCTTCACAGACTGCTATTTTCAATTTTTATCCGTGATGGAAAAAACGTCTATCGTGCTCCCTCGCGGTCAACTCACACACGTTCTGCGCCATACGTTTGCGGCGCACTTCATGATGTCGGGTGGAAACATTCTGGCCTTACAAAAAATTCTCGGACACCACGATATAAAAATGACTATGCGTTACGCACATCTGGCACCGGATCATCTGGAAACGGCGCTCCGTTTCAATCCTCTGGCAACGCTGCCAAGTGGCGACAAAGTGGCGGCAGCGGTTGGCATTACCCCGTAA